AAAAGATTAGCATAATCTAATGTTTTTATATTGCCCTCCTCATCTGTATAAGACTCACTAACAGGAAGCATACTATTAACAGCATCAAATATATTATTTAATACATTTTCTTGATATCTTCTAGCACTTTGTAGCTCTGCTCTATTGCTTCCCCACAAACGTTCCCAAATTTTTGGAGCGAACCCAGGGTTATATTCATGCATCTCTTGTTCTTCTCCAGCCGCATTAGAATTACCCGCCTCCATTACTATCGTATTCCGTCTATCCCAATTACTCGCCTGCCCAGCAGTAATTTCTGTAGGATTAAAATAAGCCTTAAGTCCTTCACCAACATGATAAATTTCCTGGTTATCATCAGTTAAACCGTAACGTTTAGCGAATAAATTAGCCAGCTTTTTATCTTTTTCTTTTAGTTCTCCTAAAGTTACCGACTCCATCTCATCAGGCTGTAATCCTAATTTTTTTTGAGCCACCTCTGCTTTTTTCTTATCTCTAAAAAGATATATTGTATCATCCGAATATCCAACCCCCTTCTCTTTAGCTACAGGAAAACTCATATCTGCATCAATATCTAATATGGATTCTTGAGCTTGTCTTAATTTAGCAACCGTTTGCAAAAATGCGTTAAACTTTTTAGATGTTCCAGTCGAAGACTCTAATTTTTTAAGCGCAGTTATAAGACCCAAACTTTTTAAATCTGTTGCAGAATCTAAAGCTTCAAATTCTTTAAGGGAACCCATGGCTGCATCAAATCTTTTTATATCTTCAAAGAGTTCTCCAGCCATCCACTTTCCTAATTCACCATAAATTTCATCCCTTAATGCGGAGTCATCCAAATCTTCAAGCATATCAATGACACCAACCCCCACTACACCAGTCTCAAAGGCAGGACCTCTAATAGAATTTAATTCATAAGACTCGTATTCTCTTTCTACTTGTGTTATTGCATCAGGACACCTTTTTGCAGCCGTTGTGGAAGCGTAAGACAATAAACCATTCTGTGGCATTACAATGCCCTGCTGCCCGTCTGCTTGGCTCAAAAATATTAGTTTTTTCCCATCTCTCTGAACTCTTCTAGACAAATCAGCGCATTTTTTAAGTCTGTCTTCGGGCGCTTCGTCTCCACCTAATGCAAACAAAGCATTCATAGACTCTAAAGCTCCAACCATTAGATAAGGATCCCTAGGAATATCCTCAAACTGTATACCCGCATCCCCTAGAGTTGCAGTTTTACCTTGAACAATTGCTCTAGATATTGATTGGCCCGAGTTACCAGCAATGAAGGTATCGACCGCTGAATTCTCGTTCTCACGATATCCGCTTTTTTCTGGTTCATTTGCATTTTGGACCCACCCTGCGAAGTATTCTTCGACCTGATCCGCTCTAGCTCTGGAGGCCATCGCCCTTGCACTCTCTTGGATACCTGACATTAATTCGGTTATCCTTGTTGCAGTATACTCTTCCCACCCACCGTCAGTCTCAAGCAACTCCCTTGCAGCCGCAATAATCATAGCTCCAGGCTGTTGATCTTCCCTTTCCGCTGAAGCTCCATCAATGTCTGCGTCTGCTGTTTCGTCCCCCTCGTAAAAAGCTCTTATTAAACACCAAGCGGCCCTATTTGCATCAGATAAGACAGCGGCCCAGCTTGAAAATGCACCAGACCCCCTCTCTCCATAAGGCCCTCCAATAGCACTAGTTTTACCTGTATTTTTGCCAGTTATATGCTTATAAATATAAAGCTCGCCCCCTGTTTTAGCTTCTTTATATTGAGGATCGCCCCCAGGCACACACCCAGGAGGATTACCTGCTAAACCACCGATACAAGCTGGCTTATATTCTGCTGCATTGGCCCATGCCCCTGCGGCGTCTTTTTCTGCCTCTTTCCATGCCTTGGAAGCCTTTTCCTCGTCACTAGGCGCAGCACACTGCCCCCCATCTTCTAGTAAGGTAAGGGTTCGCTTCTTAAGTCGGGAGTAGCTTTCAAGTAACTGTTCAAAGTAGTTCATATCATATCATAGCTAAAAAATAAACCCAACCCGCATCCAACGAGTTGGGTTTTTATTTGACTCTTATCTATTATCCCACTATATGATCAACCGTGCCTTTTTTATCATTTGTATTAATGAAATGATCATAACGAAGGGTCATTTCAATAGTGTGGAATTCATTGGTTGAATAGTTGTACTCCCCATGAGTAATTTTTTTAGGATAGCATCCGATTAAGCGAATAACATTTCTAGGCAGCCCCTTACCATCTAATTGAAGTACCTGGACTTCCTGTTTAAATGAAGGAAGGGACCCAGTTTCCCCTGGAACTTTTTTGTTTTGCATTTCCCCTGTTCTGGGGTCATAAGTAAGAGACATTAATTCATAAAGAAGTTTATCAACTTTTGCCCTCTGTAAGTTATCAAAAGTTACTACAAGCTCATCCATACTTGGGCGACCAGGATAGTATACTTTATCATTAACTCTGTTAACCTCGATATCCTCTACGCTAAAACCAATACCATTAACTTGCTTTGCAGCTAAGGTTAAGGGCTTTTGTACCCCATTTAAAGGATCGCTTTGCCCAAAGAAAAACGAAATCTCCCACTGGTAAGCTCTTACTGAATCTAGTTCAGTAGAAATTAGAGGACTTGTGGGCTGTTCTCCTGATATGGTCCGCGCTACCTGACCATCGTTATTTGTGAAATATGAATCTGCCATTTTTGTTTATCTCCTTAACTAATATTTGTCGATTGGCTAGTTACATTAAGCTCAAAGACAAGAATCTCTGCGGCTTTTGTGGGTTTAATCAATATCTTGCACCAGAGTTCGTTTCTATCAACTCTCTCAGGAGTATTTACTGTCTCATCGCAAACAACCTTAAATTCAGTAATACCCCTTCTTCTTTTAATATCTTCAAAGAGTGGAACAAGTAAAGTTGTAATACGTTCTTGTGTAATTTTATCGTTTGGTTCAAAGACAAATCTTTGAGTAGAAGCGGTAATAACTCTCTTGATATAGATCATTAATCTTCTAACATTAATTCTATCTAATGCCGTTGCGCTTCTTTGTGTCGTTCTTTGACCAAATATTGTTATACCTTGTTGTGGGAAATCGGCAATGGGGTTAATAATATTACCTCCACTGTAGAGACTGTCTCTGTCTCCCTGGTTTAAATCAACTTCGGTATCCGTAGGCTTAGTTAAACGTCCTCTAACAAATCCCGCTGGAGCGAACCAAAGATCAGCAACAGTATCTGTAAAGCCCATCTGTCTTACAGCGAAAATAGCTGGATCCATGTAAAGATCTTTGCCTAGATATGGGTTGAAGACTTTAACAGCAGGGTAGTATAGACAAGCATAGGAACTGTTGAATGGAGCAGTCCTGTATGGAGATACCCCATTTGAATAATCAATTGCATCCCCAGGATCACCAATACCTATTGGAGCACCAAAGACACATAAGAAGTTTCCTGTAGTTTCCGCTAAGGTAATTAAAGCATTTTGTACATTTTGATCTGTGATACCAGGGATAATAGCCATAGTAATTGGAACTAAGTCTTTATCAAGCGCATAAATTCCAGTAGCTGATGGTGCAGCAACCCCAATCAGAGCAGCAGCCTCCGAAGTTGTGTTTCCACCACCGTCCCCGTTAGCACCACCAACTAAGTTAACTGTTTTCTGAACGAACTTGTTGAATCTTGGGTTCATTAGTCCCGTACTAGCGTCATTACTTATAGAAGAAACAGGACCGTGCCCGTGACCTCCCACTGGCAGGTAGAAAGTTTGTGCTCCTCCAGTACCTCTTGGACCATCAAAACCAAGGTCAACAATTTTATCCTGGTATAAAGTGAGGGCCGTATCAGCAAATATTGCATTGTCACCATATAGATTACCTTGGATAACCTCAGATGTTAAGTCAGTTCCACCTGTATTAATAACATCTTCTACATAAGCACCAGAACCAACCAAGGAAACTTTGAAAGATTCAAAAGTAGTTCCATCACTATTAACATTAACAGTAACGTTATGATTCCCTAAAGAACTAACTGTCATGGAGTTTCCCTGTACGCTACCATCTGCAAGAGTTGACAGGTTGTACCCTTGTCCTGGATATAAGGACTCTACAACATACCCTAATCCCTCACCAGTGGAAGAAGCGTCATCGAAAGAGATTCCTTTAACAGTGATCGCAGAAACACCACTCAAGTAGTTTGTGTATTTATCTGCTATGCCAGAAACCTGCCCACTAAGATTGAGAGGTAATAAAGCACCAGAAGCTCCTAGTGTATACGCAGAATCAGAGTAAGCAGAAACTGTAATCTCTGCGCCAGAACCAGCGTAGTTACCTACAAGGTAAGTTCCACAACTTGATTCGACCGAAGTTGTTCCAGAAGTAAAATAGGCTCCAAACTTATCCGAATCCAAAGACCCCCCTATTACAGCCTTCATGGCTTCTTCTTGCGTAGTGGCGTTTCTACCTCCAATTTGAGTTCCCGCTGCAATCGCATACGTTTTTGGGGTAACAAACATCTCAGTACCGTCATTATTCTTTACCATTACCTTTAGGTAAAGACTATTATCAATACCATAACTGTTAGAAGATACTCCAATCGCTGGGCATGATCCTAACGTAAGAACAGCACTGGCATCACTAGCGGAATCAGCATCAGCAGCCCGTACATAGTACATATTATTCGCAGTTTCAAGTATTTCTAACGCCCCTTCCAAGCCTTGTCCAGCTAAAGAATCCTGTGGCCTACCAAATTTTTGGACTAAACCTTGCTGACTTGTAATAAGGGTTGCTTTATTAATAGGACCCTTACTTGCGAAACCCACAACACCCACTACTGTTGGGTTAATAGCTGGGGTATAGTCGCTTATATCTTTTTCTATTACATAAACACCTGGACTGACGAAATTTGCCATATTTTATCTCCTATGCATTTCTGATCTTTAGCATTCTCCGACCAGAAAGTACTTCAATTTGATTACTTATAAAGTGATAAGGAACTACCATAGTTTCCCTGGGACTTATCCAGATACGCTTAGTTCCTTTATTTGTTGTTAGATATAACTCTAAACGCTGTAAAGAATCATTAGTTATACTTTTCATAATTACCTCTATCTGTATTTAGTAAATTAAGAGAATAATAAGGAGAAAAAAATATTCTTAGGTAAGAATAGAATCCAACTTAACCTCTTCTATTTGGCCTGTAGAAGTAACTTTGTATTTTGGGCTTCTAACGTAGGTCTCAACGGAGGCTGTGAAAGTTTTACGAATAAGCCTGTCTTCTCTGTCCCCTAAAGAGAAACTAAAATTATTGGTTTCTGAAGCTAAAAATACCTTACTATCTCTACTAAATTTAGTTTTTAGCTGTATAGAAGGGTTGAACCTCAATCTTACTTGCTGAGATAATTGATCCATATCTTCAATATATTTGGCCCAAACATTAATATTATACTGAATTGTCACTGGACGATCACAATAACTAATAATCCGTTCCGCTCTTTGAATTTCCTTATTCCAATAGGTAGTATGCATAATAATTGGAAAAAACCGCTGCCTTTTATT